GACACTCCCGGGGCCACACTCGATATTAACGGCAGCGCAATCCGCTTGCGCACCTCTGACACCCCCGCTTCTGCCACGGCCCTTGGTATGGCCGGAGAAATCCGTTGGGATGCAAACTACATCTATATTTGCATCGCAACCGATACGTGGAGAAGAATTGCACACAGTACATGGTAGATGTGGTTATTAAAAAAATGGGTTTTCGCCTTGAATAATACTATTTATTTTGAATTATTATCAAATAAGGAGAGAATTCATGTCTAGTTTACTTGGTGAGGCTATTGTCGACGCCAAAGCATTGCGCGAGAGTGCGTTAAAAAATGCTGAAAGCGCAATTATTGAGAAGTATTCTGAAGAAGTTAAGAAAACTTTAGAAAACCTTCTTGAACAAGAAGAAGAAGGCTTGGATTTGGGTGCCGATATGGCCATGGATGCTGGCGCTCCTCTCGAAGAAACGGAAGACGCCGAGCCTGTGACCGAAGACGACGTTCCTTTCGCCGCAACAGACGGCCTGTCTGAAAACGAAGGCGAAAACCTCTCCAAACTGCCTCATGCGGGAGAAGATGTTGAGATTAACATTGATCTGGGCGCTCTTCAAGAGTCTATTCGTGCTCTCGGGGACTCTGTCGATGAGGAAGTGGACATTGAGTTCTCTTTAGAGGAGGATTCTAAGCCAGACTTTTTAGATCTAGACGATGACGGAGACACCGACGAGCCTATGAAGAAGGCCGCTGCCGATAAAAAAGAAACTAACGAAGAAATGGCCGTGACTATTGATGATGAAGCCGCCGAAGAGGAAGCTGACTCGAAAGCGATGGCTGGGCTTGCCAACTTGGACGAAGATGAATTCGATGCATCTTCCCTTGTCGACGCGGTCATGGAAAAATTGAATGTAGATATGGGCTTTGAGTTGTCCGGCTGGGCCGGCCGACCTACGAGTCAACTTAAATTAGGCCAAGAGCGAGAGCTGGCCCGAGAAACCTCGACTCCCTCTGAAACCACAGATGAAGAGGTCGAGTTGGATTCTCAACTAAAAGAATCAGTTGCTAATCTGGAAAATGAGAATAATTCATTGAAAGATGAGCTAGATAAATATAAGCATGCTGTAGAGCAGATTAAAGAAAACCTTTATGAGGTTAATCTCTCTAACGCCCGCTTACTATACACGAACCGTGTTTTAAGAAATACCTCCTTAAATGAGCGACAAAAAGATAAAATTGTCGAAGCGATTTCTAGCGCTGGTTCGGTCGCAGAAGCTAAAACCATTTATGAGACGCTTCAAAGCACAGTGGAGGCTAAACCTAAGAAAAGCCCACAATCACTGAGCGAAGCAATCGGTCGTAGATCTTCTGTTATCCGCGCGACTCGTAAAGAGTCGTCACAACCCAACGATGTGTTCTCCGATAGGATGCGTCGTTTAGCTGGAATAAAATCATAAAAAAAAGGAGGTGATTTAAAATGTCTAGTATTATCGAAAGATTGACCGAAGGTATGGTCAATCGTGATATGCGGGCTGAAGGACACGCTCTTCTTTCCAAGTGGGAGAAGACAGGTCTACTTGAGGGTCTTGATGGAGATCAAAACCGTAACTCAATGGCTCGCTTGCTTGAAAACCAAGCAAAAGAACTACTCCGCGAAACCTCGACCATGCAAGGTGGAGATGTTGAAGGCTTTGCTGCCGTCGCATTCCCCATTGTTCGTCGTGTTTTCGCTGGCTTGATCGCAAACGATCTTGTCTCTGTCCAACCAATGAGCTTGCCATCCGGCCTCATTTTCTTCTTGGATTTCACTATCTCAAGCAACGGTGCGGGTATCCCGCGTCTTGGTTATGGTGATCCTCAAGGAACTGAGCGCTCACTTTACGGTGGCGACGCCGTCGGTGCACAGTTGACTGGTGGTGTGGATCTCTCCACTACCAATGCCGAGAGAGGCCCTTATAACCTTAACAACGGTTATGCGTCTCCAACCGGTTCTGGTCAGCTTATTATTGCATCGCTGTCTGCCAGTGTCTACAGCTCATCTGCTGGTGACATTCCGAAGCTTTGTGAGTATGATGCTGAGCTTGAGTCGCAGTCTGGTACTGCTACTGTTGCTGTTGGTCACTTGTTGCTTAGCCAACTTACCGACTTCGACGCATCTAACGGTAACCGCGACCTGAATGCAGTTGTGCTTTCGAGTTCAACAGGAGACAACGGCGGTATGGGTAAGGTTTGGAACTCCGGTTCGAGTACTGGTGGTGTACAGCTTAAGCGCCTGACCCGTATCACAGGTTCTTCTACGAACCCAACACACGCTCTTGTTGTTGTTGCTTCCTACGACGGTAGCGCCACCTCAACGCAACTTCTTGCTGCCCTCACAGGCGCAATGGGTGCAAGCGAAGCTGTCGGAACTATTAGTTCCGGTTCTTGGCCAATCGTTGACGACTTCGTCGCCGGCGGTGCTCTCGGTTCTCTGGTCGGTGACGATCCATGGGGCCTTGAAAACAACCAGAACATCCCAGAGATCGACATCAAGGTCGATTCAGTGGCTGTGACGGCTGTGACCAAGAAGCTCAAGGCTAAGTGGACTCCGGAGTTAGGTCAAGACCTTAACGCCTACCACAACCTTGATGCTGAGGTTGAGTTGACAAGCATCCTTTCGGAGCAAGTTGCTCTCGAAATCGATCAAGAGATCCTCGAAGATCTTATTCGCGGTGCAAAGGCTGGTACTAAGTACTGGGCTCGCTCACCGGGTCTGTTCGTCAACCGTGACACAGGTGCAGAGATTGGTGCCAACACTAAGGCTCCCGACTTCACCGGTACCGTGTCCGAGTGGTATGAGACTCTCGTTGAGACAATCAACGATGTTTCGGCTGCTATTCACCGCAAGACTCTTCGTGGTGGCGCTAACTTCATCGTCTGCGGACCTGAAGTTGCCAACATTCTTGAGTTCACTGCTGGCTTCCGTGCTTCCGTCACTGCTGACGACGAGCGGGGTTCTATCGGTGCTGTCAAGGTTGGTGCGCTTACTAAGAAGTTCGACGTATACGTTGATCCATACTTCTTGCGTAACTTAGTGCTCGTCGGCCGACGCGGCTCCTCTTTCCTTGAAAGCGGATATGTGTACGCACCATACGTGCCACTGCAAACCACACCAACTATCTTCGGACCAGAAGACTTCGTGCCCCGTAAGGGTGTCATGACGCGCTATGCGAAGAAGATGGTGCGTCCTGATATGTACGGTCTTGTCGTTGTTCGCGGCATGATTGGTGAGTCTGGTGATTAATATATAATCAGTCACTTTGACTAAATGCAAAGCCCCCGTCATTTGACGGGGGCTTTTGTGTGTGAGGGTGGTACTTAATATTTAAAATCCCCCGACTTTTAGCCGGGGTTTTTTTTGAAATTGCCAATTCTCTCAATTTTTTCGCCGGTAAATTTTTGAGATTTTCACTTTTGTTAGACGGCAAACTATTTACTAGGTACCTTTATACATATAGGAGAATATATCATGGGTAAGAAATGGAAACGTATTTTAAGACTGAGGAGAAATGCCGCACGAGATGCCGCAGCACCAGCGCCGAGCAAAGCAGCAGTTGCCGAACCGGCGGTCGTAACTGAGGAAGCTGAAGAGACCACAGCAAAAGAAGTTGTTGCGAAACCTCCGAAGGTTTCCAAAAAGTCCAAGTCCTCAAAGACAACCAAGCGCACAACTAAGAAATAATCACAACAGGAGGGTTGATGAGTGCCTACAAATTTAAATCCAATATCAACCACTAGTGCGGTTGTACTAACTTCTACCGGCTCCGTAACGGACGTCTCTGGCGCTTGTCCTTTTGGCATATACACTGGATCCGCGGCCTTTTTAAGCGGCGCGACTGATCAGGTTGCATACGTATATAAAAAACTGGGTGGCGATGTTGTTGACATTGAGTTAACGACAGCAAACGTCTACGCGGCTTATGAAGAGGCTGTCTTAGAGTATTCATACATAGTAAACCTGCATCAGGGCAAGAATGTACTCTCAACGGCCTTGGGCAACACCACAGGAACGTTTAATCATGACGGCACTCTTTTGTCGGGGCCTTCGGGCTCGAACTTAAAATACCCACGCTTTCAGGCGTCGTATGCCAGCAAGGTTGGCGATGGTATGGCCTCTATCGCTGGATTTGGAGGCACATTGCCTCAATATTCAGCTAGTTTTACTCCTGTAGCTAAACAGCAAGATTATGATTTGCAAAAGATTATCAGCGACGCTTCGACAAGTGGAGTGGACGATCAAGGGAATGCTGTGCCTTATGCAGGGAAGGTAGATGGGAAAAGAGTGGTCATTACTAAGGTTTTCTACAGAACACCGCGTTCTATGTGGCGCTTCTTTGGATATTATGGCGGTATTGGGGTTGTGGGGAATATGACTACGTATGGTCAGTTCGCTGATGATTCCACTTTTGAGCTTATTCCAACGTGGCAAAACAAAATGCAGGCGATTATGTATGAAGACAATATCTTTACTCGCACTTCTCACTATTCATATGAACTAATAGACAATAAATTGCGACTCTTTCCCGAGCCCGGTCACTGGGACTTTACACAGCTTGATAGCATGTGGGTGAAGTTTTATGTGCAAGATTTGGACGTGTTTACATCTAACTCTGAATATGCCGATGGTGTCGAGGGCGTGAATAACATGAACACGCTACCGTTTGATAATATTCCTTACACCAATATTAATGCTATAGGGAAGCAATGGATTAGAAAATACTGCTTGGCCCTGTGTAAAGAAATGTTGGGACAAATTCGCGGTAAGTTCACGCAAATACCAATTCCCGGCGAGTCGGTCACCTTGAACCATAGCGAATTGCTATCACAAGCAAAGGACGAGCAGCAGCAACTAAAAGACAAGCTTCATGAAATGCTCAAAGAAACAGAATACAAAGAGCTTGTCAAGTACGATGCGGAGACAACGGCAGCTACCGAAACCGTATTCAAAGCTTCTCCGCTGCCGATTTTTGTGGGGTAAGGTAAATGTCAGACGAATGGGAAAGACCAGCATCACCGCCCCCTCCCCTCTTTTTGGGAAAGAAAGAGCGTGATCTTGTTAAGCAGGTCAATGATGAGCTTATTGAAAAGGTCATCGGGCAACAGCTTTTGTATTACCCAATTGATTTAGAAGCAACCAACTTTCACGATCTTTATGGTGAGGCTATTGAAAAAACCTATCTCCCTCCCATTAGAATATATGCGCTCGTTGACTTTAACGAAGAAACAACATCATATCTTCCCAATATCGGTGTGGATGCGGATTCAATGATTACAATACACTTTCATAAACGCCGACTTACTGAAGATCAGGATCTTTTTGTCAGAGAGGGTGATTTTGTTTTATACGGGAAAATATATTACGAGATAGTTAAACTATCGGAACCTCGCAAACTTTTTGGCCAAGTTGGCCATTCATTTGAGATTTCGGCTACGTGCAAGCGCGCAAGAAAGGGATTATTCGATGCTACCTGATGACTTTGACTTTGCCCAACTCCCTCCGGGCACTACCAGCACTACATTGGAAGAGATTGGAATGCTCGCTTCCACGATTGAAACGATTGACTATGCGATTACTTCGTGGGTGAAGGAAGATCTAGATTTAAGCGCCAAATCCAACAGGGGTTATGAGAGTGTGCCTGTTTTTTGGCAAACTCCCGAAAGAGCATATCAGGTAAAGTCGAGAAGAGAACTCCGCGATGACCAAGGTTCGCTTATTTTGCCGGTTTTAAGCATAGAGCGCACTTCTATCACTAAAGATCCTGAACGCAAAGGAAGCTATCAAGCACATATTTATGAAGCCGGCGAAAATGGCCGTACTGGACGAATGGTTATTGCGAGAAAAATAAAGCAGGACAAAACACGCAATTTTGCCGTGGCAACTGGAACCCGCACAATCGCTGGAGGCACGCGTCAAAACTATTATCCACGGATCAACAAGCAAGTAGTTATTCAGAGCCTGTCGATACCCATCCCCGTCTATGTGAATGTAGAGTATAAAATTGTCGTGAAGACAGAATATCAAGAGCAGATGAACCAGATTGTGCAGCCGTTCATGACACGAACTGGCCAAATCAACTCCTTTCTTCTAAGAAGAAATGGGCATATTTACGAAGCCTTTATCGACCAGAACTTCGAACACAACAATAATGTATCAGACTTAGGCGAAGATTTACGACTTTTTGAGACTACTATTACTTTGAGGATTTTAGGATACTTAATCGGCGAAGGAGAGAACGACGATCGCCCCATTGTGAGGCTTGATGAGAGCGTTGTAGAGGTTACCTTTCCCAGAGAGTCAGCAGTAATTCCGGGACAGCCCAGCTTTTTGGAAGACTAATTCAGGAACTAAACTCTATTTTCTACCTTTGGTTCATCCTTTTGGAATCCAAAATACTATTTAAATAATGATTGTGACGTCTTTAAGACATCAAATATTTATGAGGATTGCTAAATCATGTCAGTTAAACAATTTAAGTTTGTCTCCCCCGGAGTTTTCATTAACGAGATTGATAACTCGTTCATTCCCCGCTCGCCAACCGAAATTGGCCCAGCGGTAGTTGGTCGAGCCACCACCGGGTTGGCTATGAAGCCCGTCAGAGTAGAGTCCTACTCTGATTTTGTGAGAGTTTTTGGAGACACTGTTCCCGGAAACGCAGGAGGTGACGTTTTCCGTAACGGCCTTCAGACTCAATCTCCTATGTACGGCTTGTATGGCGCAAAGGCGTTCCTGAACGCAGGCATTGCTCCTCTTACCTATGTTCGAACCTTGGGCCACCAACATCCAGATGCAGAGTCCGGATATAGTGCCCAAGCTGGATGGAAAACAACTTACACTCTTAGCACTGCTCAAGGTGGTGGTGCTTACGGTCTCTTTGTTGGACCATCGGGAACCCTTCCACAGAGTGGTTCTCTTGCTGCAGCAACGGGCGGAACTTACACTACTGGAACTCTAGCCTGCATTTGGTATACCGAAGCTGGAATTATGATGCTTTCAGGAACCAGTGTTGGTTCTGCCTCTGTAGCCGACCGCCTTAACTACAAGGGCGTGGGCACAGTAATTCTTTCGGATTCAGACGGCAACTTCAAGGCCGTCCACCTCGACGGGGCCGGCGAAGAAAAAGTTTATGAGTTTAACTTGCAGGATACGAGCACCAAGTACGTTCGTCAGGTTTTCAACACCAACCCAACTCTTCTTGGCTCCACAAACAGTTCAACAACCGAGTACTTCTTGGGTGAGACGTTTGATCGAAGCCTCTACGACGCTCTTGGAACTGCTGCAGCAGCAGAGGGTGAAGCAATGGCGTGTATCGTTGCTCTTAACGGTGCAAACACTCGCAGAACTGATTCTCAGGCAGCAGAGTCGGGAATGGTTATTTCCCAATGTGTCGG